TGATACAACAATTAGCAATACATTAAACGTTACAGCTCAATGGGGAGCTGCATCTACAGGAAACAACATATACAGTGATATTTTTATACTGAATAAAACTTATTAAAAAATAATAACATGGCAATACCATCAAAACCTATAGGACAAGATCCACAATCACTATTATTGTGGAACATCTCAAAACAAATGGAGCAGTTAATTGGTCAAGTAGGAGCTGTAGTTAAAAACACTGCAGGTTTAACTACCACAACTACAACTACCACTGCTACCCCATAAGCATAAACAAACCAACAAAACTACATATATGAAGGATCTCAGATTTATCTGTGCTCAACCAGATGATACCTATTACACATGGCAGGTACATTTATGGATAGAGAGCTTAAGAAAAATTGGACATTCAGACAAAGCAATTGTGCTTATATTCATTCCTAGTTATAGGGAAAAGAATACCAAATGGCAGCAAGTGATAGATCTCTATCCAGAAGCTGAATTTGTATTCTACAAAGATGAGCACAAGATTAGTAACATGTTAGGAGTTTATATTCCTGTGTTACGTCCTTATTGTCTGAGAAGATATTTTGAAGATAATCCAGGGATGAAAGATAAAGCTGTTATGTATTGTGATTCAGACGTAGTGTTTACAGAGAATCTCAACATAGACGCTTATCTGGATGATGATATAAACTATGTATCTGATACAAACAGTTATATCAATGCTTCATATTTTGATAGTAAGGTGAAAGATGTAAAGCCTGAGAAGCTTGAGTTGTACAAAACTAGAGACATTCTAGCTGAAACAACTGGACTTACAGGCATAACTAGAGAGATAGCTGAGGCTAATAACTTACATTCAGGAGGAGCGCAATACCTATTAAAGAACATCGATAGTGATTTCTGGAATAAAGTGTTGGAAGATTGTTTAACAATTAGAACACATTTGTTAAACATAAACAGAGAATTCTTTGAGAATGAAAATAAAGGCTTTCAAAGTTGGTGTGCTGATATGTGGGCTGTTCTCTGGGCTATTTGGTATAGGAATCAAGAAGCGAGGATTATTCCTGAAATGGATTTTGCTTGGTCTTCTGATCCAATTCAGAAAATAGAAAAGGTGGGGCTCCTACATAACGCAGGAATTGTTGGCGATCAAGCCAATGGGTATCCTGCTTTCTATAAAGGAAAGTATCACACAGGACAAGATCCTCTGAACGATCCTCATTTACAAGAAGTTATGAATAATGAGAACAGTCAGAAGTATTGCACTCACTATTATGCATCTAAACTGATAGAATTAAAAGAAAAATACAATTTATTATATTAACAAAAAACGATTATTATGAGTAATAAGAGAGACTTAAGAGCCTTTGTTCGCTTCGATGGAAGTGGAAGAATCGTTGCTGGTAGCCTAATCCTTAGAAAAAACAAACCTAAGGTGGGTAAGTGGCATGAAATTCAAGCATACGAATGTTGTAACTATGTTCCAACAACTACCACAACTACAACTACAGTAGCCCCAACAACAACAACTACAACTACTGTCCCAGGATAGTATAAAACTAATATAAAATGGCAAATCAAAATAAATTAAAAGCATACGTACGCTATGATGGTACAGGTAGAGTGATTGCAGGTGGTCCAATTCTACAAAGATTCAAACCTAAGGTTGGTAACTGGGTGGAGATTGATGCTAGTGAGTGTTGTAATTATGTTCCTACAACCACCACTACAACTACTGCTACCCCTACCACTACTACTACTACTACTGTTCTTTCTGGATGTTTAGAGTATAATGTTGTAGTACCTGATGGTGGAAGTGGAACACTTACTGGTGTTGATTGTGTTGGAAATCCTTTTGGACCATTAGCTCTTACAGGACCTGTTGATCAAAATTATTGTTTTGAGAGCATAAGTTCAACTGGAGACGTTACTATAACACTAGTAGGACCTTGTAACCCATAATAAAAATCAATATAGAATGGCAAAATCATTATTCCCTGATGAGATGATGAAATCAGGGGAGTTAAACTTGGAAACAATAGCTGGAAAGCTTACACATTTCCATGAGCAATTACATTTAACCCATTGGCAGACAAAGAGTTATGCTGAGCATCAAGCTCTAGGAGCATTGTACGATTATGTACAGGATTTCAAAGATGGTGTAATTGAAAAGCTTATGGGATATACAGGTAAAAGACCTGCTCCATACAAGATAGAACCTCTTACAAATTGTACAGGGGATGAATGTGTGTCAAAGCTTTTATCTTTTGCATCCTCTTTAAAAAGCTATGCTGAAGCAAACAGCTATCACGATATTGCAAATCTAGCAGATGCATTATCTGGAGAAGCAGCAAAAACTAAATACTTATTAACCTTGTCTTAATGCAAATTAACAAGAAATTCTTTCCTGAGGTGATGCAAGATAACGAACTTGCTTATTTTGCTCACCTTCGGGGAATTATAGACTCAGTTGATGAGTTAGCTACATTAGAAATCACTAGGAATCCCAATTCCTATCACTTTAGACTAGCACCGTCTATACCTAAGTATAATGACATGCTGCTAGAAGAGCTTTTGAAGTTTCACAACCTCTTACAGATCCATCTAGATCTGTCTAAAAGTATAAAGAGTTCCGCAACAATTGTCTTTGATATCACCATGTAAAATAAATTTGGTAGATATTATAGAAATACATATCTTTGTTCATAAAACCAAAAATTTAAAACTATGTCAGAAGAATTAGTAGAAACCCCAGTGCAACAAGAAGAAGTAAACGTACCAGAAGTGGCTCAAGAGCCTGTTAAGTACGATCCAAACAAGAAATACACCTGGAATACAGATGATATTTTTGTTATCAATGGTGCTGAGTTTGGTGTAATCCTTAACTCACTTCGTTCACAACTAGCTACAGAAGAAGCTGCTCGTATCCTTTTAGCTAACAGAGCTAACAATACAATTGAGCAAGTGCTAGCTAGATCAGTAGAATCTGGTGTTATCAAAGAGGCTGAAAATCAATAGATTATGGCAAAAGAAATGATTAAACGCAAGGATGGTTCTGTCTCACAACGTGGGTTGTGGGATAATTTGAGGAGCAAAGCTGCTAAAAATAAAGCAACTGGTGCTAAACCTAAAGCTCCTAGTAAAGCTATGTTATCTCAGGAGAAAAAGATCAAAGCTAAAGGAAAATGATACTAGCTATTAGTAATGAATGTAAACAAAAATACTTCTCTGAGAAGCAAAAAGGAGGAGTTATCTACAAGATTACTAATGAGGTTGATGGTAAGTTTTATATAGGAAGTACAAATAACCTGATAAAAAGGTATTATACTCATATTCATGATATACGTTCTAGTAAAAACACTTGTGTGAAACTAATTAGAGCAGTTAACAAACATGGAGAAGAGAACTTTAAGTTTGAGATTGTTTGTGAATGTCCAACTGATGAAATTCTCAAAACTGAACAAGGATATATAGACAGCTTAAACCCACATTACAATGTTGCTAAAATAGCTGGAAGTAACCTTGGGATAAAGAGAACAGAAGAAGTAAAGCTTAGAAAATCAGTTTCTCAAAAAGAAAACTGGAAAGATGAAGCGTATAGGACTAAACATCTAAAAAACTTATCAAATAACTGGAAAAGCGGAACCTCTCATAAAATGGCTAAGCTTACAGAGGAACAAGTAATTGAAATTAAAAAACAATTGGCAAGTGGTCTTCTTCCTAAACAAGTAGCAAATAAACTTGAACTAAGTTATTACTCTATAAAAGATATACATAGAGGTAAAACTTGGAAACATGTTATAATTTAAAAGTAATGAACGATCATTGCCCAATACATGAATTAGCTCTTGAGGAAGGACAATGTCCTAAATGTCTAGAACAATCTAATATATAAATAAAATGGCAACTGTTAAAAAAGCACAATACGGTGATCGTATTACACGTAGACAAGAGGGCAGACTTGGTAGAATATCTGAAAAGAATCCTGACAAAGCTAAAGAAGTAGCAGAACGTATGAGACTAAGAGCTACACGTAAAAAACGTGGTAGAGAGCTTTATAAGTCTCTTGCTCCTAAGGAAGACTTACCTGCATTTAAAGCTAGAACTATGGAAGAAGCTAAGAATGCTAAAAATGGTAAATCATTCCCTGATTTAAACAAGGATGGTAAGATTACTAAAGCTGACATTCTTAAAGGACGTGGTGTTATTGCTAAGAAGGGTGCTAAAGTTAAGAAAGCTCAAGCTGGTAAGTCTATAGACAGTACAGGAATCTACAAGAAAAGAGCTGAAGATGCTGGTAATAAACTGTTAAAAGATGATGTTCGTAACTTTGGTAAGAACATTAAAGACTTTGCAACAAAGCAAGCTGATTTAAAAAGATATCAAAGAAAAGGTAAACCTGGTTTTGATGAACAAGGTAATAGAAAACCTCTTTCTCTTAAGTTTAAATTAAAAAGAGCTCAAGCTGGTTTAACTGCTTCTAATAAGCGTGTAGGACCAATTGATCCTAAAGGTGCTTGGACTAAAGTGCAAGAACAAACAATTGCTGGTAAGAAAACCCCTGTAAGTCTTAAGAAGGACAAGCAGTTAGGTGCTACAAAGATGAAGTCTGGTGGTAAAATGAAAAAGAAATAGTCATGGCTAAGGTAAAAAAAGCTCAACTTGGGAATCTTATAAAAGGTGTAGTTAAGAGTGTAGCAAAAGGTGCTGAAAAAGCTATTGTCAAAGATGGAGAAAAATCTTTTACAAAAGCTACAGTAAAAACTTTGAAACAACAGGATGCAAAAAGAGCTTTACAAAAAGCTATTGAAAAAAGAACATCTCCTAAAGCTAAACCTTCTTACTTAGATGAGTTTGATATGCCAGAATCAAGATCAAGAGGATCTGTTATTTCTAGAAAGTTAGAGAGTAAGAACAAAGTAAATAAACCATATAAAAGTGGTGGCACTGTAGCTAAAGATGGTAAGTGGATGCAGAAGGTATCTAAGTCTATTAAGGCTAGAGGTACAGAAGGAGTTTGCACAGGTAAAAAGTTTGGAGGTCCTACTTGTAAGCCAGGATCTAAACGATATAATTTAGCAAAAACTTTTAAAAGTATTGCTAAGAAGAAGAAGTAATGCATAAACGTATAGACAAAACGTGTAAACATTGTAAAAATGTCTATTCTGGAACAAAGAACAGTAAATATTGTGGATATTCTTGTGCAAAAGAAGCTCGAAAGAAAAGAATTAAGTTAAATTGTAAAGAGTGTAAACAAGAGTTTGAGGTCCAAGAATGGAATAAAGATGCTAAATATTGTAGTTATTCTTGTAAAAATAAAAATCAGTCATCTGATATTTTAGAAATAACTTGTGATAACTGTAAAAGAGTCTTTGAGAGAAAAGAACACTTAGTAGGAAGAGGAAAACATAACTTTTGTTCTAACACATGTTCTAATGAATTTAATGTTGGAAGTAACCACTATGAGTGGAAAGAACACTTACATGATAAAAGTCTTAAACTTGCTCTTAAACAATGGGCAATAAAGATTAAAGAAAGAGATGGATATATATGTCAATTATGTGGAGAAACTGATAGAAGTATATTAGAAGCACATCATATGAAACATAGAAATAAGTTTCCAGAGTTACAATTTGATTTCAATAATGGAATCACTTTATGTCTAGATTGTCATGCTTTGCAACATTTAAATGATGAGAAAGCGTTAAGATTAATAAATTATAAAATAGCTGCAAAGCGTAAAGCTAAATAACATGGCTAGAGTTCCTAAGACAAAGGTGTATAACCCACAGAAAGCAGAAGCTTATGTAGGGAAGGGTGTTCTTAGAGCTGGTGGCAAAATCACTCCTGTTCCTAATGGTCCCCTTGTTAAAAAGAAGGGAGAGTTTAAAGGCTCTACATTAAAGAGTGGTGGTAAGGTCTCTTATGCTAGAGAATTAGCATCATTAAAAGGACGTATTAAAACAACTAAAAAGAAGTAGTGTCTATTAAAAAGAACATAAAGTCTTCAGTAATAAGAACTTGTAAAGAATGTAAAAAGTCTGGAGATGGTAAATTGTTTGCTAAAGGAAAATCTGACGTTTGTAATAGATGTTATAAAATAACTTGGGAAAAAGATAATCCTGATAAATTGAGAGCTCAAAGACTTTGGGGAAATGCTTATAAAAGAGCTAAATTACTAGGATGGCCTGAGCTTGATTTTGATACAGAGTGGATATATAATAAAATACTAGAAGGTCATTGTGAAGCTACTGGCATATCATTTGATTTAACTAGTGTAACTAGAATTACAAACCACGCTAAAAATCCATGGGTTCCATCTATAGACAGGATAGATAGTTCTAAACCATATTTAAAAGATAATGTTCAAATAGTAGTGTTCATGTACAATGTTTGTAAATCTGAATTTACTCATGAGGATGTTGTTAAATTTTGTAAATCTGTATATAAAAA